GAGGAAAGAAGGGATCCAGCACAGGCTTGCCTTTGTCATCGAAAAGTTTCTCACGAATCATCACGCGGACGATAGGCACCGACTTCGCTTGGGGGATTGTCTTGGGCAGGGATTTTGCTGCTGTTGTGTAAAGCTGCGTCATCGAACCCGCGGGCATGTCGATACCTTTGTCCGGCACCGCATCCGGCATGGCTTGGCCGGGGGTGGGTTGGTTGAACCGCTTTGAAAGCGGAATCACATTGCCCTGCTTATCGCGGGTGAGGGCTGGGAAAACAGGGGGGCGCTTCTTGAGTTTTGAGATAGCGTTGTAAAGACTTTGTTTGGCTGATACAATCTCCTTGTATCGACTACTATTCATTACAGTTTGCCTAATGCGCTCCTCTCTGGCAATCGCGTCCATTCTAGCACCAGACATAAAGCTCGCACCAGACACGCTGCTTGTTCCGTATTCGTCCCACAATGACTGCTCCTCCTGTTCTAGCCGCGATATGGTCGCTTTCCTAGAGGTGATAGCTGGGTCTTCTGCCTTTACTTCTTTCGCCGCCGCATTCACCATCCTTTGCGCGGTCTCCATGTCACCACGCTCAACGGCTGCGAGGTAGTCGGCGTCCTGTTTCCCTAATGCTTGTGCTTTAAGACCGCCACGCGAAGGTTGCCCAGATTGTTCGGCGGCCCGTTGATCTTCGGGCATGGCTTGGCCGGGGGTGGGTTGGTCGGTGATGTTCTTGGCAGCCGACCTGATGCGATCTGCAAATTCTTTTGGAAACTGCGGCGCAAGTTCGCTTGTAATGTAATCAGCAAACTCTGCTGCGTCATCTACGGCGCTAGATTGAAACTCCGGCAACTCGTCGCGCATGGAATAGCTTTGCAATTTTAGACCTTGGTCCATGCGTTCTCCGACCTCGCGCAGAATTTTGTTTATTTCGGAAACTGAATTATCCAACGGGTCGATCTCTGGGTTGAGGCGGCCTTCGCGTTCTAAACCAGAAACAATTTCTCCAGAAATAGGTTGGTTGCCTTGAACCTGTTTTGCTTGTTGCGCGAGTTGCTGCGCTTCTTGCTGTAAAACAAATCGCCCTGTTGTTGTTACAAATCCAAAGTTTTTAGTCGGAGGAAACTCGCCGCCATCTAAATTGAAAGAGCTTTCTTCCATAAGTTGGGCGTGTGTTTTAAGTGGGGAACTTAAAATACTGCCGTCCTTGTCAATTACCGCAGTTGCAGCGATGCGCTCCGGCATGGCTTGGCCTTGTGGCCGCAAGTTTCGGATGTCTACAATTTCGCTGGTGTGGGCTGGTCGGTTGGGGCCTTTGGATGGCTCGATGGTGACGATTCCGTCATGCCCGGCATTGCGGATGGCTTGCGATAGCTCAAATCCTGTTTTCCCTTCAAACTGGCTTGAGAGGACATTCTTCCAGTTGGACGCTTCGCCGTAGCCTCCTCCAAAATCAACGACAAGCGGGTTTTCAAAACGAACCACTCCTTTTTCAAATCTTGCGTCAAGATTTTCAGCAGCACTCGGAGTGGATTCGGCCATGTATTTCCCGTGCGGTTCGATGTCTTGGCCAAACCGTGATCCAAGGAATGGAGATTTTTCCTTGTTGCGTATGGAGAAAAACTCAAACGGTTTTCCAGAAGTCGGAGTCTCCGGCATCGCTTGCCCTTTAGCGGTTGCCAAATCTTTCGACAAGTCCGGCATGGGGGCTGGCTTGTCGGGCATGAAGTTGCGGTTGGCGCGGTCGTAGTCGAAGTGGAAGCCGGTGCGGCCGGTGCCTACGGCGGCGTCTACGCGGTCGAGGCGGAATTGTTTGATGGCGCTGCCGGGGCCGAAGCTGCCGGAAAGGGCGTTGCGCTCGCGGTTTTTGGTGGTGGCGATGCCGAGGATGGCGTTGATGGCGTCGCGCTTCTCGTCGCCGATCTTGGTGCTGCCGGGGAGTTCCTGCCGGTGGTTCTCCATGTAGGTCTTGAGGTCGGCTTCGATTTTGCCCATGTCGTAGTCGAAGGGGGCGAGGGCGGGGTTGCGCTCGGCGATGCCTCGCATGGCGCGGTTGCGGAATTGCGAGAGGTCGAGCACGGTGGCGTTGAGGTTGCCTGCTTTGGTGAGTTCCCATCCCCAGTGAATGACTTCGCGGGTGATGGCTTCGAGGTTGCCGAGGCGGTTGACTCGGAAGGCGCCGGTGTCTCCGCTGCCGATGGCGTGGTAGCGGACCTGCATGCTCTCGCCTGCGGCTCCGAGGGCCTCGAACTGGCGGGCGAAGGCGCGTATGTGCGGCATGAAGCCATTAAGGAAATCAAAGCTGGGCGGGAGGACTCGGCCTCGCACGGTGACGCGGCCGTCTGCGGTCTTCTTGGGGCCGAGGACGGGGTTGGAGTCTGGAATGAGTTTGGAGCCGACGATGTTTCGGATCTGCTCTTTGACCTTGGCGTGTTCTTGGTTGAGGTCGCGTTGGTCGCGGAGGATGGCTTGTCCGGTGGCGGGGTCTTGCGTGGCGAAGGTGGTGGCTTTTACTCCGTCACCTCGGTCGTAGAATGTGACCTGGGGGTTGTTGGCGATGTCGCTGGCGCGGCCGCTGGGGGCGATGCGGTTTGGGCGGGGCTTTTCGTGGCTGGGGTCGTTGGCCCACTGGCGGTAGTTGTTGATGTAGGTGCCGAGCTGGTTGAGGAGGGCTTTGTCGGTGGCGAGGATGGGGTTCTCTTTGAAGAGGCTGCCGGGGGTGTCGAGGGCTTGGCCGGTCTGCGGGTCGATGCGCACACCGCTGGCGCTGAGGGCGCGGGCTTGGGCACCGAGGACGCTCTCGGCGAAGGTGAGCATATTGCCGCCGGCGGGGGCTCCTCGGCGGATGGCGGCAAAATCCATGGTGTTGCTGGCCTTGGCGAAGGTCTCGGCGAAAATCTCGTCGCGAGCCCAGTCGAGGCCGTCCATGTCGCCTCGGGCGAGTCCGCCTTGGCTGAGGTTGTCCATCTCGGCGGCCAGTGTGCTGGGGCTGATCTCGAAGTTGCCGTCGGGGAAGGCGCTGGCGTTTTTGCCTCGAATGATATTGCTGGCGTATTCGCGGGCACGGGCTTGGACGCCTTCGGGGCCGTAGGTTTTATCCACCCAGGCGCGGGCGGCGTATTTTTGCTGGCCGTCGAGGGCACCGCTGGCGAGGAGGGCGTGGCCGAATTCGTGAGGTTCGATGCCGGTGCGCTTGGCGTCGAGGTTGATGAAGACCTTGGCGCGTTCTCCAGGGGCGGATTGAACAAAGAGCCCGGCAGAACCTGCTCCGCCTTGCGCTTGGACATTGGCGTTGTAGTCGGTGGAGTTGAGCGGGACGAAGTCGAGGGCGTTGCGGAAGGTGCCCTGCATGGCGGCGAGCTTGACGAGGCTGTCGGGTGTCTGGGTGGACATCATTTTACTGACATCACCACCGTTAAGTTCGACATCGACGAGCATGCGGGAGACATCACTGATGGCGGCTTGTTGGCGGCGCTGCTGGAGGCCGGTGAAGCGCTGCACGCCACCGCCTGCGGCACCAAATGCTGCGCCTGCTCCAAGTATGGCAGCGGCTTCTTCGTCGTCGCCTGCGTTGGCTGCGAGTAGCGAGAAGGGGGCGTTGATGGCGGCACCTTTCACTGCGCCTGTGGCGACTGCGCTGGATCCTCGCACTGCTTGGACGATGGCGGGGTTGGAGAGTTTGCTGGCGAGGGCTCGCATCTGCGGGGAGAGGGCTTGATTGGCAGCGAGGCGGGCGGGGGTGCTCTCGATGCTCACGAATTGGCTGGGGCGCTCGAGGACTTCTTTGAAGGCTTGGGGCACGGCGTCGTTTGCGAGCACAGCGGCTCGGGCGGCTTGGTCGAGGCCGTTGGTGGCGTCGGCGGATTCGCGGAGGATGATTTTAGCGGTGCCTGCACCGGTCTCGATTTTGCGGAGCACGCCGAAGCCTGCTTTGTAGACGGGGTAGAACCCGGCGATGGTAGCGGCTAACTCGGGGGGAGCCCCCACTGCGGCGGCTCCTGCGGCAATGCCACCGCCGATGCCGACATTTTTACCGAAGTTGAGGACTTTGCCTGCGGCAGAGATGTCACGCGGCGTGAATCCTGTAGCGTTGGTGACGACATTGGCAAAGCGCTCTGCGAGGGCGTCGTTGCCTTTGACGAAGCCGCCTGCGACTTTTTCCACAGCATTGGCTGCTTCGGAGCTCAAAACCTTCATGCCTCGGGATAGGCCAATGGCTTTGGCTCCGGCACCGAAGGGGATAAGGTTCGTAGGGTCGGCGACCATTTCGATGACGCCGGCCTGCGACAAGTTGGGCGTTTCCTGCTGGCGGCGGCCGGTGGTGAGCATGGTGAGAAGCTCGGTGGGGGCGGTCTTGGTGGCGAGGTCTTGGTATTCGGCATCGATGCCTTTTTTGGCGATGTAGCCTTCAAATTCGTGGTCTTTGAGATCGTCCTCGGTGGTGGGGCGGAGCTTGCGGCCGCTCTCAAGGGCGTTCTGGAGTTGGACCTCGTTGTTGTAGAAGAAAAACTCGCCGGTCTCTTCGTCGCGGTATTTGGGGGCGCCTTGAATTCCTTCCTTTACCCATCCGCCAAGCTGCATGGCGCCAAGGGCTGCGCGGCCGATGCCGGTCTGGAGTGTGGCTGGCGATTTCGCGATGGTCTCAAGTGGCGAGTAGACGGCGGTGTTGAAGGCATCCAGCGCTGTGACGACAAGGCCGCCCACTGCCTGTGCTGCGAGCTCGGCAGTGCCGGGGATTTTGCCTTCCGATTTGAGGCGTTCCTTGGTGGCCTTGAGCTCGAAATACTCGTCGCGGGTGGGTGAGTAGGTCGGGTCGTCTAAGGCTGCGACGGCTTCTTGGTCCAACTGCTCGCTGGTGAATTCTTGCGGAGGCGGAGGAGTGGAAGACTTTTCAAGGACATCAATTTCCTCGGTGGTGTATTCACGGGCCTCAAGCTGGGCAACGGGGCCCATGGCGGGTCCGCGGGCAGGAAGTGCCCCCTCGCCGGTGATCAGTCCGGGTGAGCCTGTTGGGTCAGGCGCTGTGAGTGTGCTTGCTACGGGAGCAGAGGCCGTTGGGGGAAGAGGCTCCTGCACCGGCAGCTCGGCGGCTGCCAGGGCATCGAGTTCATCGGATGTGAATTCTCTAACGGGGGATCCAGTTGCCATTGGGTTGTTGGACGAAAGTTTGGCCGCGGATGACGCGGGTGGCGGGTTGCTGGGGTTGTGCGGGGGCGGCTTGAGGGCTTGCTGGCTGTGAGCGTGCTTGGGCTTGAGCGAGGACGCCGTCGAAATCCATGAGGGCCTTGTTGAATCCGTCTTCCGTTTGGCGTGGGTTTAGTCGAGCGATGGCTGCGGTGGCTTTGGCGCCCTCTTGCTCGGTGATCTGGCCGGCACCTTTGAGGTTGTTGAAGGCTTGCATGAATGTGCCGCCTTGGACTTGCTCCAGCAGAGTGTAGAAATCGGCGGCTTTTGTTCCGCTGAATGGCTCTTTGTTAATACCGAAAAGGTATTCGCTTCCTTTAGCACCGACCGATGCGCTCATGCCTGCGTGGCCTTTTAATTCGGCCAGCATGGATCTCATGCCGGCGATCTCTGTGGCTGCGGCTTGCTTGCGGGATTCGACCTGCGCGATGTCGGCTTGGGATTTTTTAAGGTCAAGTTCGGCCTTTTGAATATCGAGCTGCGCTTTTTCAGCTTGGGCTTGGGCTTGGGGAGTGGACTGCTCTAGGAGGCGGGTGTTGAAGGTCTCGACGAATTCGGCTGCGGCTTGCGGGGTGTATTGGATGCCCTGCTTCATGTTTCGCAGGAGTTGCTTTTGGGACTCTGGCAACCGGGCGAAATCCTCGGCGGATTGCACGACGATGCTGCCAAAGTCAAAGCTGTTGCCTTTGGATGGCTTGGCTGGCGGGGGAGGCACGGCGCCGGCGATCTGATAGTTTTGCGCGAAGGCTTCGAGTTCGGAGGGGTCCATATTATTATTGCACGAAGTTCATGTTGATCCCGCCGGCGGGATTGGCCTGCGGCTGGGCAGCGGGGGCGGCTGCTGGCACTCCGGTGTAGGGCTGCTGATTCGGAGCCGGTTGCTGGGCGAGCATGTTGGCGTTCACGCGGTTGGCTTGGGCGTTGTATTGGGTCTGATACATCCAGCGCTTGAGGTCGTGATCCATGACAGATTCAGCCGTTGAGACCATGCCTTGCCGTTTGCCAAGCGGCATGGTGTCGAATTTATCGATGGTTTCTTTGGTAAATAAGGGTGAACCGTCGGTTTTTGTGTAGTCCTTCAGCATGTCGAACTTGGCGTTGACGCCGTCCGAAGCGATGCGGTTTTCGGCGGCCTTGGTGAAGCCTCCAGTGACGCCGCTAGCTAGACTCGTCACTCCGCTGGCGATACCTTTAGCCAGGGCTTCGTTGCCAGCGGCGGTGATTTGGGATGCGTTGGTTTGGTAACCGGCGAGGATTTGGCCGGAGTTGTCGTTGACGGTGGGGGCGTATGGCATGGGATTAGGTGGGGAGGTTTTTGGATTGGCGGGCTTCTAGGCAGAGTGGGCTGCCGGGGACAAATGCTCGGCAGGCGTGCGGACGGTGTTGGTATATTGCGCAGGCGACTCCTCGGCCCACCTCGCCACGGAGGGCGATGCAGCGTCCGCAGGGGTCTGTCTTGAGCAGGGGGTAGTCGGTGCGGAGGTATTCGGCAGGGATGCCGGTGGCGTCGGAGCGGTCGCGCCGGAGCACGGGCCAGCTCCAACGGTGCGAGCAACATGCGCCACACCGTTGACAGTCGTATTGGGATTCCATGTGGGTTTGAAGCCTTGCTCTGGGATGGAGTTGTCTTCGTAGGGGGCGAGGTGGGCGATGCTGTTCACCTCGCTGCGGAGCTTGGGGCACCACACGGGGGCGGAGAGGTGGCGGTTCACGCAGTTCCAGCAAATGGGGTAGTAGTCGGCGTTGTGGGATTTGTCCTGTTTGTGGCCCCACTTGCCAGAGGCGCGGTCGTAGCGGGTGGGGTCCATCGGGACGCCTTCGGCTTCGAGGTAGTCGAATATGTCGTCGTCGGTCCAATGCCGCATGAGGAAAAGCTGGGTCGGGCTGTCATCCACACGGCGCACATCCTGGGCGAGTGGGACGCCGCCTTTGATGAGATCGACATCGGCACTTTTCTGTCCGTGGAATGCGGCATCCCACGGCCAGTTGAATGAGCCGGTGGGGCGCTGGAGGACATCGGTGAGGCCGCACAGGTAGGGCTCGCCTTCCTTGGGGTGCTCGGTGCCGAGGCTGAGGACGAGGGCGCTGTGGTGGCCCCATTGGTAATATTTGAGGAAATCGAAACGGGGCTGGCCGGTCTCGATGTCGAACCCATCCTGGATGGCGATGCGGCCGGGAGCGTAGTCGAAGAGGGTCAAGTCCCACTCGCGGGCGAGCAGGTCGCTGTGGGCGTAGCGGTGGCGGAAGCGGGGTTCGCGCCATTGCACGCAGGGGAGTCGCACGCCGAGCTTGAATATGAGGAGGTGCAGCATAGCGGTGCTGTCCTTGCCTCCGCTCCAGAGGACGACAGGGTTGCGAAATTCCCGCAGCCAATACTCGGCACGGTAGAGGGTTTCATCGACGAGGTTTTGCAGGTGTTGGTTCATTAAATAGCAAGAGCGGTCATACCGAGGACCATGCCACCAGCGGCCATGCCTGAGCCCATCATGGAGTTTTGGGAAGCGCCTGCGGTGGCGGCCCCTTGGATTTGCGCTCCGCGCAGAGCGGCTTGGTTGTTTTGGAAGCTGTTGTAGATCGACGCCTGCATGTTGGTGTTGGTGTTGAAGAGGTCGCTGCCGTAGTTCATGGTCTGGCCGTAGGCTGTGCCGATCATGTTGGCGGCGTTGCCTTGGCTGGCTATGGGAATGTTGGATCCGAGGGCGCGTTGGTAGGGGTCGAGGGCGACATTGGCCTGGGCGAGGCCGAGATTGTTGGCGTATTGGTTTTGGGCGATGCCTGCCTGCTGGCCGTAGAGGGAGCCGAGCATGCTTTGCTGGCCCGAAAATTGGTTGAAATTCTGGCTGGCGACGCCTTGCAGGAAATTTTGGTTGGCGTAGTTCGCGTTGTAGTTTGCCGATTGGTTCGCCTGCTGGGCGGCGAGGTTTTGGCTGCTGTTGTATTGGGCGGCGCGGAGGTTGGCGTCTTGGTTTGAGAGAGCGGCCTGTTGGGCGTAACCTGCATCGGTTATGGCGCGTTGCTGCGCGGCGTCGTAGGACGCGCCAATGGCGGCTTGTTGCAGGCGGGCCTGCTCGGCGGCTTGGGAGAGCCCGGCTTGCTGGTTTGCCAAGGAGGCTTGAAGCCCGCCCTGCTGCGCAAATTCAAGGGCTCGGGCGTTGGCGGCTTGGTTGGCTTGCTGTGCCTGGAGACCGGCAGATTGGTTGGCGAGGCGGCTTTGCTGTAAGAGCTGGGCGTTTGTTTGGCCGAGATTAAGACCGGCGGATTGGTTTGCCAGGGCGGCTCGAAGTGAGGCGTCTTGATTTGCCAGGGCTGCGGCTTGGGAAAATTGAGCGTCCTGACTTGCGCTTTGGAAACCCAAACTTTGGTTGGAAAGACCGGCCTGTTGTGCGTAACCGGCCTCGGCGAGCACTCGCTGCTGCTCGTTTTGGTTGGTGGTAAGGTTGGCCTGCTGCTGGAGCTGGGCTTGCTGGAGGGCGCGATTTGCGGCGACGGATTGGTTGGCGAGCCCTGCTTGGAGGGAGCGGCCGACATTGCTTTCTTGGCGGCCCATGTAGGCTTGGTTGGCGGCTTGCTGGACGGCGGTGCCTTGGTTCAGCACATTGCCAGCAAAAGCTCTGCGTTCGTTTTCCCTGGCAGTGCCGAAGCGGTCACGGTTGAGAAGCTCGGCGGCCATCGCGGATTGGCCGAGGCCAAGGCCACGGGCAGAGGATGCGGCGCGGGAGGATTGGATGGCGTCGCGGCTTTGCTCGGCGGAGAGGGACCGGCCGAGGGCGAGGTCGTTGCTGGCTTGATCGCGGAGTTGCCCGTAGAGGCCATTGCCTCGGGCTTCGTCCATCAGGCCACGCTCGGCGGCGCTGGCGCGGATGTCGCGGGATGTGACATCCTGCGTGCGGCGGATGCGGGCGGCTTGCATGGGGTCCACCGAGGATACCTGTGTGCCTCCAACACGCTCGATGCCTCCGGTGCTGGCGGCGTTTATTTGCTGGGCGTTGACATCGGCCACGGCCCCCGCTTGAGCGGCGCGGATGCGTTGGGCGCGGATTTGGTCAGGCGTGTAGCCTGCTGGGCCTTGGACATCGGCAACTTGGCCGAGGCGGGCGTAGTCCATCTGGCCCACATTAGCAACGCGAGAGCCGGTCACTTGGTCGGCGGCGACATTCTGGGAGGAAATCTGGTCGGGGCGGTAGAGCTGCCCCATAGCCATTTCGTTGAGCCGGGCTTGGGCGGGGTCGTTGTAGGCGGCTACGCGGTCGGCGACTTGGCCGACTTGGTTGTAGCTTTGGCCGAGCTGGGCGGCAGAGGTTCCGGCGGCGCGGATGTTTTGGTTGGCCGCTGCGGTGTAGGTGCTGTCTTCGAGCCTTTGGGCGATGTCGCCGGTGCTTTCGAGGGCTTGGTCGCTGAGGCGGCCTGCGGCGTCTACGGTAGCATTGGCTTGGTCCTGTGCAATCTGGCCGCTGGCTGTTCGGATAGCGGCAAGCTCTTTGTCAAACCCTCGCGTGCGGGGGGCTTGCCTGGGATTTACTGACATGCCGGTGGCAAGCGGGTTATTGGACATTCCTCCGCCGGACATGGCTGCACTCATTGCGGGGGCTGCGCTCATCGCGCCACCGCCGCCGCCTCCTCCGCCGGACATTCCCCCTCCTCCGCCGCTGTTGCTCATGTTCATTGCCATAGGGTTAGTCCTTTTCTAAAAAGTGTTTGGCGTTTTCTGCGCCGTAGTTGAGGGTGATCTCTTCGCCTGCGGCGATGTCGCGCAGGGCGTAGTGCCGCATGAGTTCGTTTACTTGGTCGATCTCGTGGGAGGCGTTGGGGGTGTCGTGGTGGTTGTAGAGGGGGGCTAGGCCGAAGCCGAGGATGCTGTTAGAGTCGTCGAGGTAGTAGCTGTAGGTCTCGCAGGCGGGGGCTTTGGCGAGTTGCTTCTTGGGCACGGTGGCGTAGGGGGCCTCCTCGAGCACTTCGTGCTTGGCGATGGGAGCCGTGGCGAAGACGCCCCACCGGTGCAAGGGGGAGCGGCGCACAGCGAGCTTGGTCGCGTGGTAGGGCTCGGGACGGAGCATGGTGGGGGCGGTGGTCATTTGGCTTCGAGGGCTTCGACGCGGGCGGCGAGTTCTTGGACGGCTTTAACTAATACAGCAACTAAATGCCCCTCCTTTAAACCTAATCTTTCAACTTCCTGTTCTATGCCATTTTCAGATATTACTTTATTGTATGATATAACAGCATCAGGTATTTCTTTAACGAGGTCCTGAGCGATAAACCCTAAATTTCCTTTGGGGCCTGTTTTAAAATCAAAATGCACAGGTTTCAAAGATTTTACTTTCTCCAAACCATGCTTGAAATTATAGTTAATGTTTTCTTTTTCCTCTAAATCAGAGGTTTGAAATAAACCTGTCGCGGAGCATGTTCCAGAAAAAACAGCATTGCCATCACCATTTATGTTGAGCCGACTTACAAAGTTACCGTTGGTTGACCTTGTTTGAATTTGAAAATTTCCTACAGGGCGCTGCGCAAAGTCTGTAGTTATTGTATTAACTACCACAGCGGCTTGTTGCTCCCAAGCCCCAAACGAATAACCATTAAATGAAATAATTCCTAAATTAGCGCCTGAGTTAGCAACATTAGCGGGATTGGAGACTGTCCCAATTCCTTTTCTAAACTGCAAAACCCCACAATTTGAATCAGAACTAAATCTCTCAGAGATTAAATCTTGGCCTTTTATATTACCGCTCGTATCCCTCGCCACGATTGTATTTGCTGTGTTTTCAGCGGTAGCCGTGGTGCGGGTGTTGTTAAGGGTGCCAGTCGTAATTGCCGAGGCGTCGTGATTGTGCGAGGTCGGTGTTCTGGCATCGGACAGGCGGGAATCGGTTGTAATGACTGCCGTTCCCGTGATGGCACTTGGCGCGATACCCGTTGCAGGCGCGTAACTTCCAGACGCTTGCTTGCCTGCCAACAGAGTGTTCATCTCGGACTCTGTGTAATAGCGGTCGTCGTGCGTGTGCGCGTCCGGCGTGGCGGTGACGGTGATATTGGCCGACCCATTAAACGAGACCCCATTGATGGTGCGGGCCGTTTGCAGGGTTGTCGCTGTGGCAGCGTTGCCGGAGCAGGACGCCGCTGTAGTCGCTGTGGCAGCGTTGCCGGACAAGTTGGCCGTGATTGTGCCTGCGGAGAAATTGCCGCTTCCATCCCGAGCCACGATAGCGTTAGCCGTGCTGGTATTGGTTGCGGTAGTGGCGCTGTTGGCGACTTTCCCCGGCGTGGCGATCTGCGCGAGTTTCGTGTCGGCGATAGCGGCGCTGGCAGAAATGTCGGCATTCACAATTTCTGTGACACTTGCCGCATCCACCAGTTCGTGGATTTTGGCCGGGGTAACGAGTTCGCCGCTGGTGAAGGTTTTGCCTTTGGTGAGAGTTGCCATGGGTGGGAGAGTTTTAAGTTTTAAGAATTAAGTTTTAAGCCTCTGTGTTCTCTGTGTGCTCTGTGGTTAATTCAAAGTTCGGGTTTCGGTGGGGTCGAGGGCGGAGCGGGTAGCTTCGGCGCTGATCTGGCGGAGGATGGGTCTGCCGGAGGTGGTGCGGAAGCGGAGGTCGAGGCCGGTCGCTTTGCAGCGCAGGGGGGCTTTAAGCGTGTAGTCTTCCTCCTCCCCGGTGGTGTTCTCCAGGGCGGCGACTTGGAAGTCAGCGTCGTAGTCAGTAGTCACGGCATCTAGCGTGCAGGCGGAGGCGTCTGGCAGAAGCACGCTGGCTTTGGCTCGGGTGAGGCGCTTGGTATTGAGGCTCCCCCAGCCGTAGCGGCGGGTAATGAGTTCGGAGGGGATTTCGGTGTAGAGGTCTTGCGCGTTCGCGTAGGGCACTTCGTCGCCGTAGTCCAGCTCATCGAGCAGGAAGAGGGTTCCGGCGCGGCTCGCAGCAAAGAGGCGGCGTTGGCTGGAGTAGGTGGCGACCAGTAGCTCGTCGAGGTTGATTGCGTAGGTGTCGCGGCTTTCCCATTGCGAGTTCAGAGCGTTCCAGAGGAAAAGGGTGTTGTTGCTTGTGGTATTTTCGCCGATGGGCACAGCGAGGTAGTAGCGATTGTTCCACCACCGTCCTACGGCGAGGTGCGCGTAGTCGGTGTTGATTTCGTCGATCTGGTCGGCGATGGGGTCGGAGAGGGGTTGGGTATTCGCCCTTAACTTGAGATCGAGCTGGGTATCGAGGCGATAAACTCCGGCGTCCGAGAGGAAGAAGACGAACTGCCCGGCAGTGACTACGCTGCGGCGGGCGACACAGCCGATCTCGTCGGTGAGGAGAGTTAGGCGGGAGACGGCGCTGTCCACCGTGAAGGTGTCGCCCGTCGCGTTGCTGGTGTCGGAGAGATTGGCGAGCCAGATGCTGTTCCGCATGAAGACGAGCGCCTGCCCCTCGACCCAAGGATGGATGGCGACGAGGTAGTCGTTGCTGCCCTGGTTGGCGCGGAAAGATTGGAAAAAAGGGTCGAAAAGATCAGGCTCAAGAACATCCGAGATCGCCACCGTGTCGCGGCCGTCGGGGATCCACAGGCGGTTGCCGATGTAGCTGGCCCAGCCGGTGGAGCGCAGGGTCTTGAATGTCACGCCCTCGGCAGGCACGCCCGAGGCGGCGCGTTGAAACTCCATTGTCGAGCCATCCCACCAGAGCGGGGCTTTGACGCGGCGGATTGCGATGTCGGCGGAGACATCCGGCGCAGTGCCAGCAGGCACGGCGACGGTGAAGGAATTTGTGGTAGCGGTGAGGATGTCGAACTCATGCCCTTGAAATGCCGCTTGGCTCCCCTCCTCGATCCGCACGCGCTGCCCGGCAGCGAGGCCATGGGCAGTGATATGGACGGTGGCCGTGGTGCCGGAGACTGCAATGCCGCTGGCGGTGGTGTATTTCCAATCCCAGCCAGGGAGCGTCATGTCGGCCTCGCGGAGGAGGTAGAAACGATTGAACGCTTGGATCGTCGAAACGCTGTCCGTGGGCTCGATGATCTCGTCGGACGCTGTGCCAGTGGCGGGATAGTTGATCTCCTCGATAGGCTCGTCTTGCCGGTAGAGAAATGCCGAGGTCGGCCCGCAGAGGACGATGTATTCATTTTCATCGTCGTAATTTGGCGAGCTGAAAACGCCCGAGGCGAAGATGCCGCCAGAGTAGATCGTGCGCACGCGGGCATTGGCATCCAGCACAAAGGGCATCACGAGAGGCTGCGTGCCTGCGGCGATGCCATCACCCAGGCGTTTCGCGCCTTTGCGGGTCTGGGCGACGCCACGGTCCAAGCGCATGTTTTCGCAATACTGCACCATGCCCGGCTGGAGTTGCAGCGGGTTGAGGCGGGAGGCCATGCCGAGGAATCCGGCGTCGCCTTCTACGATTGTTTGATCATCGGGCATCTACCTTCTATTCTGCGGGGGCTTGTCAAGGAGGCTGCGGATGGCCGGGGTGCTCAGGCGGCGGCGGTTGTTTGAGCTGAAAAGGTCGCGGATGCCGGAGGCGGTTTTGTGCGGGTGGGCGAGGATTTTCTCGCGGACTTTTGGCAATAGGTCGGCGGGGATGCCGGGGATGGAGTCTGCTGCGGCGGGGGAGGTTTTGGTGCCAGCCGTGCGTTGGCGGTAGCCGGTTTGGTAGAGAAGTTGGCGGCTGCCGGGTTGCCAGTGTGGGAAGTTCTGCTTCTCGACTTGGCCGTCGCGGATGGCGGCGGCGAGGATTTTGGGGACTTCGGAGATTTCGCAATCGAGGTCGGCGGCGATTTCGTCGGGGGTGCTCCAGCCTTCGGGGAGACTGTTGGTGCGCTTGGCGAGGTGTTTCCAGGTCATAGGTAGATGGGAGAGGTCATGGTCCTGCCGCGCTTCTTATCGAGGAGGAAATAGGTCTGCGTGGGGGGCTCGAAGCTGGCTTTGATCGAGAGGGCGTAGGCGTTGTAGCCGATGAGGCTGCCGTTGCAGAGCCAGTGCCGGTTCTGCTGGTATTGGTGCCAGTGCCCGAAAAGATCAAGGTCGGCTCGGTTGGGTGACTTATTCCATGAGGCGATGGCCTTTTCTGTCGGGATGGTAAGGCCCCCGATGCCGCCTTGAAATTTCAGCCCGTCGCCGTGGTGGAAGCGCAGGCGGCGGTCGAAGACCGTCATGAAATTGAAATAGCTGTCGGCGATCTGAAATTCGATTTGCTGGTCGTCGGCGAAGCGGCCTTCGAGGATGCGGTAGAGAAGCCATTCGTAGCTGTGGGCGGCTCCGGTGGCGTGGCGGGGCTTTTGCGTGGTGCGTCCGTGGTTGCCGTAGCTGGTGGGAATGAGGATGCGCTTGAAGTGAGGCTTGAGCGTGGCGAGGCCGTCGGCGAGCCGGTCTTGCAGCCAGAGGATGACTTGCGTGGGGGTTTTGGAATTACTCTCGGCGAGTTCTTCGTGGATCATGCCGGTCATGAGGTCGCCGCCGAGCCAGAGGATGAGGTCGTCGATCTTGGCCCCGTGGCGCTCGATCTCGGTGAGGCGGGCGATGGTGGAGAAAAATTTCTCGATGCGGGTCTTGGCGATGGGGAGCCGGTATTCGTTGAGGCCATTCACGCTGGCGGATTCGACCGTTTCCTCGACATGCCAATCGCTGGCGAGCGCGATGGCGACGGCTTCGGCTTTGTCGCTCATCGAGACGGAGAGCGGATGCGGGCGGATGCGGGTCTTGCCGAGCGAGAGCGCGATGCCGAGTTGCTTTTCCAGCGATTCGACGCTGGCTTGGTATTGCGCGAGCTTGGCTTTGAGGCTGTCCACCTCGGTCTTGTGGGCTTTGTCCGCTTGCTCGCGGGCGATGCTGCTCCAGGATGTTTTCATTCTTCGTCCTCCTCGTCTTCGTCTGGCTCGTAGGGCCAGAGCATGTCTTCGGCTTCGCGGCAAAGAGATTTTGCTGCGTAGTCGTTGCCATACTTTATGTCCATGTAGTAGGTCGTGCCTTCGTCCTCCCAACTCACCACGGCAATGCCGACATCGAAATGCTCGGCAAGCAAGGAGCGCACCTGGAGCATGATGGCCTCGCGGTCTTTGGGTGGGGAGGCTTTGGGTTTGCGAATGCGGCTCATGCGAAGATGTCTTTCCCTGCGGCGACGCGCTCGCGCATTTGGGCGAGGGTGAGGCCGGTGGGCACTTCGTAGTGCGGTGTGTCTTTGAAGCTCTTGAAATCCCCTCCCCATGTCAGGCCGAGGCTGCGGGAGGCTTGGCCGATCTCTGTGTAGATAGGCGAGTCGGTTAGGTAGGCTTTGTCTTTGAAGAGGCCGATGTCCCAGGCGGTGCCGAAATTGTGATTGGAAAAGCCAGCGCGGGCGTTGGTCACTTTCGGGCCTGCGGTGGTGCGGCCTTTGGCGTAGAGCGCATCCTGCTCGGCGTAGCTACGCAGGCCGCTGATGATGCGGACCACTACGCTATGCTTGCCTGCGAGGTCGAGCGCGAGTCGCATGAACTCTCGCGCTTTAGGCTGAACAGCCGGGTGCAGCGTCGAGATATTCCGCTCGGTGCGCTCGTCGAAGGTCATTTGCTTGAGGACGGCTTGGGCAGCTCGGGGAGGGTGTAGCTAAACCTGCCGTAGTCGGTTTCGAGCGAGACGCCGAGGGTGGAGCAGCCGGTGAGGAAGGAGATGCAGAGAAAGATGTAGCCGAGCAGCAGGCCGGTGGCGGCGATCTGGGCGGGCGAGGTCATTTCTCGTCGCGGAAAACCTCGTAGGCTCCCACGAGCGCGATGACAACCGCACTGATGGCCGAAAATTGGTCGGGACTGACTTGCCAACCGGTGAGGGCTACGAGCGAGGCGATGCCTGCCCAGGTGGATCTTTGCTTTAGGTGCGAGAGGATTTTATTCATGGGGGGAGGGAGTTTTAAGTTTTAAGAATTAAGTTTTAAGGGTCGAGCGGCGGGCGCTTCTTGTTGAGGATGGCGTAGAGCGAGGCCACGCCGACCGCGATGCCGACTAGAAGCGAGGCGATGCGCAGCCAGGCTTCGATCTCGGGAAGCATCGACACCCCGAGCCCCGTCGCGGTGGCGACGAGGCCGGTGAAGGAGGCGGCGGCTTGGTGCGTGTCCATGGCTAGCTCAGGGCGGCGGCCAGTTGCGCTCCGGTGGTGGCGACGGTGCTGCACTGGCCGAGGCGGTCGGTGTTGAGCAGGTCGGTCTTGGCTTTCACCGCGTCGAGCTTCGAGGCTTCGGAGGCAGCGAGTCTGCTGCTCACGGCTTGGTCCACTCGGGCCAACTCGACCGAAAGCTCGGAACGCACGGCTGCTGCCACCGTGCTGGCGGACGGCGCAGTGACTCCGGCGATGGCGGCTTCGAGGAGGCTTTGGTCGGCAGGATCGCTCGGCAGCGCATCGGTCTTCGATTTGATCGCCGAAAGCTGGGTCGAGTTGCTATCGAGTTCTTGGCGAATCTCGATGGCTGTCGGGCCGCTGGCGCTGGTGAGCGTGCGGGTGGCGTGGCTCCAGATGTCGCTTGGCGTGACTGATGCTGGGGCGTTGGTGAGCGTGTCAACCACGCCGCCGGTGATGGTGCGGCTGGCGGCTCCCCACACGGCATTTGCCACAGAGGCTGCGGTTGGGGCGCTGGTCGGCGCGTTGTAGTCTGCCGATGCGAGGCGGCTTGAGATCGTGGCATCGAGGTTGATGAGCTTGCCGCCGGTGCGCTCAAGGTCGGCTCGGATCGCGGCGACGAGGGCGATCTGGTCAACATTGCTGTTTCCGATTGCGGCGACGATGGCGTTCAGAACGGCTTGTCCATCGCCTTCGTTGAGAATGGAGGACTCGACGGCGGCGGCAATGGCCGAGCGTTCTGCGCTGGTGAGTGAGTAGCCTGTCTTGTCTGCCGCCGCCCAAACTGCTGAGGCGATGTCTCCGGCTGTTGGTGGAGTGCTTGGCGCGGTGTAGGCCGAACCGGCGAGCCTGCTCGACACGGTGGCGTCGAGGTTCGCCAGCTTGGTGGAGTTGGCATCTAGTTCAGTGCGGATGTCTGCCACGCTCGGGATCGAGAGGGCGGAGATAGCGGCCTCGACGAGGCTTTGGTCGGCGGGGTCGCTGGGGAGATTGTCTGTGGAGGACTTGATGGCGGCGATGTCGGCGGTTGGTATGTCGCTGACGGCTGCAGGGCTTGCTGGCAAGTTGTCGGTTTTGGCCTTGATTGCCGAGATGTCTGAGTTCGCTGGGGCTGTGTAGCCAGAGGAAGCGAGTCGTGAGCTGGTGGCAGCATCGAGATTTTCGACTCCGGCGCGGCCGAGGACCCAGAGGCTCGGGATGTGCTGGGCGTCCACGGTGGAGTCGGTGGTTTTGAAGATGGCGGCGTATTCGCCCTCCGAGGAATTGTCGGTTGAGAGCGTGTAGGCATACAACCCGCCGCCGAGGGCGGTGGCGCTGCCGTCTGTGACGATCTGCGTGCCGCTTGGATTGTAGATATCGACCGTGACGGTGAGGCCGGTTTTGCCTTGTTTGCTCGCCGTGTAGAAGGCGAGGAATTTAACGGAGGTGGAGACTTGTTCGAGCATGGGTGGTGGTGGGTTTAGATTTCTTCTTCGGGTTGGGGCAGTAGCGGGAGGACTTGGGACATGGGGAGGACTTCGACGCTGGGGAAAAGCTCGGCGGGCAGGTGCGCAAATCCGCCGGAGTAGAGGCCGCCGGGGCCGATTTCGGTCAGTAAATCCGCGCAGAGCATTTTTCGGCCATCGACGAGATCGACCGGAGAAGCGACATGGCGGGGGTTGCCGTGCTCGCTCTGGACGGCGGCGAGTTGGGCCGCGAGTTCGGGCGAGAAGACGAGCGCAAGGTCTTTTGTGGTATCGTAGCTCACGGGCTGGGTGATGAGGTCGGCGAGTGTCATATGGCGGCGGCGAGGGCGGTCATGAGCGTGGACACGCGGGTGTCGAGGAGGGCGAGGTCGAGGTTTTCCCCCACTGAGTAGAAGGAAATGCGTCCGTCAAAAAAGAAGTTGGGGTTATTTGTTCTTGAAAAAAAACTCATGGCCACTTGACGAGGGATTACTGAATTAACACTAACAATCTGGGATGCCCCGTTTCTTCTAAAAATAAAGGAGGCGCCTACAGAGCGGCTTACAGCAAATGTTCCGGGTGTTGGTGCAAGTGCTGTTGTGGTTTGCACTAAGCAATTTAATCTTGAAAAAGACTGCGAGGTCGAAAACGCAACGGATATGTTTGTCGCTGCTAAACTGCCCGTTGCCTCGTCGCCCAGCAGCAATTTTGCTGCTCCAGTAATGTCTGAAGCAAAACATGCGGCGTGAGCATTATTTTGGTTCGATGTTGGGAAAAAATAATTTGAGTTCAATCGCTTAGTTGATCCGTTGCCTTTCAGGCCAGTCTTTCGACTAAAATCGCCAGAGACAAAATTAGAGTTTGTCGGCGCAGATCCAACGAGTGGGACGAGTGCACCGGATAGGGTGCGAGCCCCAGCCAAAATGCAAGAGGATTTTATCGCGCTCCAGATGCCGTCTGCTTTGCAACCTACTACAAATGAATTTATAGCATCGGCAACCGATTGTTCCAACTGCATTGCATCTGCGTTTTCAACGGCTACCAAATAAGCCTCGGCATCTGAATCTGAAACAGGAGCACGAACTGCCTTGGTCGGCACGCGGAGGGGGGAGAGTTGGCCGTAGAGGGGCGAAATCATGAATAGCTCAGGTTTTCTTTGTTGCTCCACTGCCCGACTGCGGATTGCTCCGAGACGACATTGCCTGCGGCGTCGGTGGTGATGCGGTAGATGGTCCAGGATGGGGCGTCCTCGGCTGGGCCGGTGGCGGGGTAGTCGGCCCAGGCGAGGCGGCCCATGTAGAGGGTCGTGCCGTCGGTGGCGGAGAGTTGCAGGTAGTCGCTGGGGTCGCGGGGGCGGGCGAGGCGGAAGACTTCTCCCAGGTGGTCTTTCGAATACAAGCGCCGGTCGGCGAGGTTTAAGGCGAGGCTCCCTTCGGCCACTTGGGCGGCGGTGGGGACTCGGCCGGGAACCGTGCTGCGGAGGAGCTTGAAGACCGTGGCCATGAGGGAAGTTTTAAGTTTTAAGGATTAAGTTTTAAGTGGGGCGGCCCTGGGCGGCGGCGCGGGTTGGGACCGCGCTGCCGCTTTGAGGGGGATGGGGGGCGATCAGAAGGTTCCGCCGTCGATCTCGGTCTCGAGCGCGAGGACGCGAACTTCGAGCGAGTCGATGTCGCCTTCGTTGGTCGTCACACGACCGGCGAGGGTCGTTGCGGCGGACTCGATGGCTTCGATGTCGGACTCAGCGGTGGAGACGCGGCCGGTGAGGGCTGTGGCGTCGCTCTCGATGGTGCTGGCGCGGCTCTCAAGCGCGGCGATGTCGGACTCGACTTCATCGAGGCGAGCGTCGGCGCTGGCGTTTTCGAGCACGACCACTCGGCTATCGAGGGCGCTGATGGCCGAAGCACGGGTGCTGGCTTCGCTGTCGATATTCGACTGGAGGGTCGCGTCGTTGTTCGAGCGGGTGGTCGCCTCGCTGTCGATGTTGCCCTGGAGGGTCAAATCATTGGCGGCGCGGGTCGAGGCTTCGCTGTCGATGTTGCTCTGGAGGGTGGAGTCGGCGGCTTCGAGCGTGGCCACAGCGGAGCTGAGGGCGCTGGAGGCGCTGTTGGCGAGGGAGGTGATCGCACCGTTGAGGTTGCTGTCGGCGGCCTCGAAGGCGGCGACCACTTCCGTCAACGAATCGAGCGAGCCCTGCGTTGTGTTCGAGAGAACATTGTCGATGCGAACGCCGAGGGCTTGTTCCGCTGCGGTGGCGCGGGTGACTTCGGAGGAGAGATCCGAGGATACGCTGGTGATCGCGGCTTCGCGGGCCGAGGTCTCGGAGGAGAGCTGGCTGAGGGTGGCGAAGTGGCCGGGGCCAGCGAGAACGATGTTCTCGACGCCATCGCCTACATAGAGTTTGCCGTCAACTTTGTTCCAGGCGAGTTCGCCTGCATTGGCTGTGGAGGGGGCTCCAGCGGCACCGCTGAGGCGGCGTTTGATTCTGAGGATGTTTGCCATTGTGTTATTGGGGGGTGTTTGGGTTGTTACTGCGGGGTTGTCCTAAAACTCACCGCCGTCCGTGTCGGACGAGATGGGGATGTAGGAAAGGGTGTCGGGGTCCCAACGGTGGGGGATGTTGGTGTCGGCCGGAAAATAGATGCGGGCTACGACGCCCTCGGCGGGGAAGGCGGCCACGGAGTCGAACCGCTGCACATCGTCGAACTCGTCTGGAATCATCGAGCCGGAGACTTGGCCCGAGGAGTCAAGCTGCGCCACCTGGGCGGTGGTGCTGATCATCGTGCCAGTGAGGGGATCGAACGAAACTTGCGACATGGTTACGCGAAGGGGGGATACTGAACGAATGAGGTTTTGAGTTGGGCGTTGTCGGTCGCGGGCACGCCGCCGAAATAAGTCATGCGGATGCGGGCGACTGCGGTTCCGCCAAAGCTGTATTCGGTGTAATCGGTGTTGTTCGTGGCACCGACTTTGAAGACTTCAAACTTGTCGTAGAGAGGAACTGGAAATCCGGTGGTGACTCGCAGAGCCCCATCTGATGTGGCTTGGACGGGTTGAACGATGCCAGCAGAGGAGCGGGCGGCGATCTGGACGGTGGGGTTGCTCATGTCGTTAATTTAATTATGGTGAAGGGTGTCAAGGGGTGGTTATTGGAAGCTGGCGGAGTAGCGGCGGACCTCGCCTTTGCGGAGCCAGGCGTCGTCCATTCGCTGCTGGAGGATGCCTTCGGCGCGGGCGAACTGGTAGGTGGCCTTGTCCATCTGGCCGTCCTCGGAAAGCGTTTCAGCGAGGGCGTAAAACTTGAGGTAGTCCGCGAGGAATGCCGGGATGCGATGGCGCAACCAGAACTCCTCATTCGTCGGGAGATTGCCAGTCGTGTCGGCGAGGGCCTCGTAGCAATCGCCGGTGGTGTTGTAGTAAACGAGATCGCCCGCTGCGTAAGCGGTGGAAGAGTTGAAAGCGGTCGCTGTGAATTTCGGCTGAGGCAGCGAGAACTCGACCCAGACTTGGCCGGAGATGTAGTCCGTATCCGTGATGAGAATGCGGTCGTCGGTGACAACAAAAGAGAGAGACTTGGTGACACGGCCCTCGTCGGGTTTGATGTCATAAACCTTCAGCACATTGCCGATCACCTTCATGCCATTTTGCACCAGCAGCACATAGGGAATGAACTCATCGGCTGGGGCATTCTCGCTGGTCTCGATGTAGGTCGCGGTCAGGCGGTCGTTCCACGCGACATTCTCCGCCGTGTCGATATTCAGCAGATCGCCCGCTGCGGTCGTGGTGACGCGCTTGATTCGCCATTCGAGATCAGCGAACGACGATCCCTGCAAGGCACGGCCAATGTAAGAGGTCGTGCCGACATAATCCGATTCGTAGGTGAAAATCCCCGGCGCGTAGCCATCGCCCACCGGCGTGCGGGCCTCGGTGAGATAGATGTCCGGCCAATCGAAAAATGTCCAAGCGGTCGCGGCAGCGGTAGTGAGATACTCCGCCAGCGCCGTGGCCTGCGAAGCCATGAGCGGCTGCGCGGGGTCGATGCCCATGCGGGAGATCACGCCATCGCGGACGGTGCGGTAGGGAGTGGCCTTCATTGTGGGCCTCCTTGCATTTCTTCGGCGACTTTCTGGAGACCCGGCTGGGCGCCGACGCGGCCGATTTGGGCGTTTTGTTGTTGTTGGACTTGGAAAGCGAAGGATTCCATGCGGGCGTTGAGCATGGCGCTGAAGATTTGATCCTGCTGGAGGCGCTGCTGGATTGCCGGGTTGCTCTGGATGATGTTTTGGAGGGTTTGCAGGCGGAGCTGGAAGTTTTGGCCTTCACCTTTGAGAGGCGGCTCGGTGCCGGCGGCGATTTTGGTGAACTGGACCTGCTCGTCGTCGATCTCTTGCTGGCTGGCGGCCTCGGCGTCGCGGATGAGGAGCTCGGAGAGATTGGGGTCGATGGAGCCGAAGAGGAATTTGACGAGACCGGCCCGGTCGATGACGCCTTGCGTGTCGAGGGGGATGAGCTGGGTGAGCCCTTGCAGCTTGATCTTGAGGGCCTCGGAGTCGAGCGTGCGGGCGTCGAAGTCGAGGCGGAGGTCGTATTTGCCCTGGATGTCTTGGCGGCTGGCGCGGAAGGGAGTGGGCAGTCCGCCGGCGACTCGCACGAACTGGATGTCGTCGAGGTATTGCTGACAAAGCTGAAATGTTTGGCCGAGGATGAGGGCCATGTCGGCGAGCCAGGTATCGACCAAATCCTGCTGGGCGAGGAGAGCCCGCTGCGGGGCCATGTCGGCGCGGGGAATGCCGAAATACTCATCCACATCGCGGCGGGTGGCGGCTTCGATTTCGATGGTTCCCATGTCATTCACCGGCGGGGCCATCCATTGGAATTCGCCGGGGCGCCGCTCTGGGAGCTGCTTGGCGGGACCGAGGACGATTTCCATTTTGCCTCGGTTGGCGGGGACTTTGAGCGGTGGGAGAATTGTCAAACTGGCGCGATCACTGCGATAGTCGCGCTGCACCTTGATCTCGCTCTGCTGGGTGGCGACGAGCTCGGGCACGCCTCGGGCCTCGATGAGCGGGCGGCTGGTGCGCTCGAGGGGTAGCTCGATGAAGGGATACTGGCCGTGCTCGTAGCCCATGGCTTCGGACTTGGCGACGCGGTCCACGACGCTGGGCTGGATGTGGGTGCACCAGACCTCCATGGCGCCGATCTTTTCGTTCCACTTTTTCTGATAGACGCGCCAGACCTCGATCATGTCGCGGTCGTCGGAGAGCAGGAATGTATCGGTGATGCGATACATGTTGCGCCCGGTGCGGCGGGAGATGCCTTTGTGCTTCACGGCCTCTTCGATCCAGCGAGGGTCGTAGTCCTCTGTAACCTCGCGCTCGCGGAGCTCGTCTTCGCGGAGGAGTTCGCGGCAGGCGATGAATGGGGCCCTCTGGAGGTCGTAGGTCGAGGGCGGGAAGATGATGTCCTCCCACGGCTCGTAGGCTTGCCAATCGGGGAGGTTCTCAAAAATGTAGGGCGAGTCGTATTCAAACGCGCCTGTCTCGCGGAGCTTGCGGACATTGGCGGCGGTGCCTTGGCCGGGGAGCAGGAGATCCATCTCGCGGGCCACGGCTTCTTCCTGCGTGGGGTCAAGGATGGCCTCGATGATCATGGCGAGCTGGGGGTCGCCGGTCTCCATGTATTGCATCTGGAGAGACTCAAGCGTGAAGGTGAGTTTTTCGTTGCGAGTGGTGCGGCGCCAAAAGACGCCCATGACGGCCAAGCCGTAGGTCTCGCGGATGTTTGCGGCGAGCTCGATCTCGCGCTTGGTCATGGCGGAGCAGTGGGAATTCAAAATCCACTGGATGACGGTCTCGACTTTTCGGCCGGCTTGGATGTCGGTCGTCTCGGTGGGCATGACGGCGAGACGGGCGCGGCTGAAGGAGTTTTTCATCAAGCGCACACGCTCGTTGATGAGCATGTCGGAAAGGCGGATTCGGGAGTCGGAAGCGCCATCCCATGGGAAGGCGTTTTTGCCGAGGTTTGACGAGTATTTGCGGCCGGTGTCGTCTTGCCCTGGCCAGAGACAAAACCTCTGATTGTAGTTGAGATTTTTGCGCGACCAGTAGTTCGCTGCGTCGGTCTCCGCTTCTTCGACGAGGCCGATGATTTCTGAAATGGCGGAGGATTTCATTGGACGACGATGGTCGGCTTGGCGGTGGTGGTGACGACGGTGTGGGGGTTGGCCTTTTTGAATTCCTCGCGGAATCCTTTGTCCTTCCAGCAACCGGGGTAGAGGTTGTTCCAGTAGATGTAGCTGTCGAAATCGACGCTCATGGTGTGTTGGCCGATTCCTTCCACCGTGCTGCGGGCTGCGGCGATGCGGTCGCTGGCGGCTTTGATGCGCTGCTGGCGCATCTCGGCGTTGACCATGCTGGCGTGCCAGCCGGTGCGGAGTTCCTCAGTGACCAGCGTGGCGAGGTCACCAAGATCGGCTTCGAGTTCTACTGCGAGGTCGGACATTTAGAAAATTGTCCCGCATTGGGAGGGGCGCTCGGGGTTTATCTGGAGGGTGTGAGCGCCCCTCCGATGGGCCTATGCGGGGGAGGCTGGATTAGGCTGTCGGTGCGAACTTGCCGAGAGCCAGAGGGCTCTTGACGCAGAGGGCGCAGATGGCGTCTACGATGCCGCGTGGTCCACCGCCACGGTCTTCCAGTTCTTGGAAGCGGGGCTTGCGGTTGTAGCGGAGCTCGACCATGTCCATGTCGAGGACATAGCCGCGGCCGTTCTGCACGGCGGCTGCGTTTGTGGTCGCGTCAGCGGCCAGGAAGAGGCTTGGAATGAGTTCCAAAGTGCCAAAATCTCCCTCAAAAATATCGACCGTCGAAACGATCTTATTTTCGTCCTTTTGGTTCAACACGCGGATCGCGCTGGCGACATTCGTCGAGGCGAACTGGGTGCGGGTGAAGGAGGTGAACTGGCGCTTGAGCGTCTCCTCTTCCCTTCCTT